TACTAGTGATATAGAATATAAAAGAATATGGATGGATAAACTACAGGAACTAATGAAAATAGGGTTAGTGCTTGACAAAAGAACTTTAAAATGATAGTATATAGATTATGAATATATTTTATTTGAATAAAGACCCAAAGATTGCTGCTGAACTTCATGTAGATAGGCATGTGGTAAAGATGATTGTAGAGTATGCACAATTATTATCAACAGCAAAAAGAATGATGGATGGTGCTAAATATATCGGGAAATCAAAAACAGGAAGAAAAGTAACCAGATACAAATTAGAAAATTCAAATGAAGAGAATACAATCTATAAAGCGTGTCATCAAAATCATCCTAGTGCTGTATGGACTAGGAGTTCTTCTCAACACTATGACTGGTTGTACTCGTTGTTCACCGAGCTTGGGAGAGAATATACACACCGATATAAAAAAGAACACAGTACGATTAAACTGCTTAAAGACCTTTTAAGAAAGGCACCTAATAATTTACAAGACAATGGTTGGGTAGAACCACCTCCTGCAATGTCACATTATCCTAATTGTATTGTACCTGGTGACAGCATTCAATCATATAAAAACTACTATATAGAAGCAAAGGCTTATTTTGCTAAGTGGACATCTAGACCTGTACCAGTATGGTTTAGTGAAGGAATAAAAGATGCCAGTTAAAAAAAGATTAGATAAAGTACCATTCAGATTTCATGCTGATAAAAGATATCAAGAGTATATCTACTTAGAAGATGGTGGCTCTGATGGCTATAATGATAATAAAGAATTTCATGGTAAGTGGTGGGAAACATTACCAGATTCAAGAGACTACGGAAGTTTTGGGTTTAAACAATCTATTGATGGCAACCCAATTAGAAAAGATGCCTATGATGATTCTAAAATTAACGGTATTGTAAAAGATAAGTATAAAAGTGAGGAATAAAAATGCCAACATATAGATTTAAAGACCATAACACAAAGAGAGTATGGGAAGATTTAATGACCATATCTGAAATGGAAAAATTTAAAAAGAAGAAACATATTGAATTACTACCTCCCACTCAAATGAACATTGTGTCAAGCGTTGGTTCAATTGATAGTAAAACGGATAATGGATGGAAAGAAACATTATCTAAGATATCACAAGCACACCCAAATAGCCCATTAGCACAACAATATGGTAGTAAAAGAAGTGTTTCTGATACACAGGTAGAAAGTGTACGAAATAAGCACAAAAAACGTCTTTTAAAAGGCGGAGGAAGATAAATATAACTGATACTATCGAGAACACTACAACAAGCCAGAAAATGGTGAGTAAGTTGAGTAGTCAATCCGATAATGTATCATTAAAGAAGTTCCGCGGACTTCATAAAGGATATATATGGCAGACTTTGATTTTTTAGAAGGTTTCGATACAGAAGGTGATTGGGGTTTTTCTTCAGTTGCTGAGAAACCTTCAACAACGAAACAAGAAGCTACAAAAGCCACAGAAGCAGTGGTTAAACAATCAGCAGAATCTACTGCCAAGGCGGTGTCTAGCGAAGTTGTTTCTAGATTAGAAGGTAAATTAGATCAGATTAAATCTTTAATTTCTTCTACAAAAAATGAAATTAAAGAAAAGAACGAAACAGAATTAGAGATTACAAAGAAACAATTAGATGATGAGTATGATTTAAGAAAAGATAATATTAATAAAGAAAGCAAAGAGAAGTTTGCTAAGTTAGAAAAACTTATCATACCACTATTAATCAAGTTAGCAAAATCACCTGAAGCTTATATTCATTGGCCGAATAGAGCAGCTGTTATTGAAGATCAGGTTAAAAAGATAATACAAATTACAAGGGGATAACAATGAAAGATAATTGGCAAAAATGTTTAGAAACAATACTACATCACGAAGGTGGTTATGTAAACCATCCTAAAGACCCAGGCGGTGAAACTAACTTGGGTGTTACAAAAAGAGTTTATGAAGAATGGGGTGGCACAAAAGACATGAAAGACTTAACAGTCAAAGATGTTTCTCCTATTTACAAAAAGAATTATTGGGACAAATTAAAAGGTGATGATTTACCTAATGGTTTAGACCTATGTGTATTTGATTTTGGTATTAATGCAGGACCTGGTCGTGCTGCTAAATTCTTACAAACACAAATCGGCACAACAGCAGATGGTGGTATCGGACCTAATACATTAAAGAAATTAAATGATTATATTGACGATAAAGGCCTTCAAGACGCAATTGAAGAATATCAAGGTAACAGACAAACATATTATGAAAATCTAAAAACATTTAGCACTTTTGGTAAAGGATGGACCAGACGAGTTGATGAAACTTTAGAATTAGCGCTTGACTTTATCAAGTAAATCTGTTATACTAATATTATGAATCAAATGAACACATTTTTACAAGATAGGTACGATATGAAAACATTCAATCATGTTGATTTGTCTAAGTTTAATCCTAAACTTACTCTACCAGATGTTACTACTCAAACTATTCAAGGTAAACGATTTTATATAACACCAGAAGGTAATAAGTATCCTTCAATTACTACAGTATTGTCTGGAAAAGGTAATGAAGGTATTGCTAAGTGGCGTGAATCTGTTGGTAATGATGTAGCAAATCAAATAATGAGAAGTGCTGCCAAACGAGGCACAGCAGTTCATCAATTAGTCGAAGATTACTTAAACAATAATGAACTATCTAAACAAGATGTATTACCTGTTGCTCTGTTTACTTTATTAAAACCTGAACTAGATAACATAAATAATATAGTAATGCAAGAAGGCGGTCTTTATAGTGACGCATGGGGTGTTGCTGGTCGTGTCGATTGTATTGCAGAATATGAAGGTAAATTATCTGTCATAGATTTTAAAACATCTACGAAAGAAAAAAAAGAAGAATGGATAGAAAACTATTTCATTCAAGGTTCTGCTTATTGTGAAATGTATGAAGAAAGATTTTCTGGAAAAATCGATCAAGTTGTAATCCTTATAGTCACCGAAGATGGTGGTGTACAAGTTTTTAAAAAAGATAAGCAAACCTATTTGCCTTTACTTAAAGAAGCAATAGGAGAGTTTAATAAAAACTTTACATTAGATGATTAAAAATATAATTAGATTTATTATAATAGTCGCATTATTTACTTTAGTATACAAAAACTTAAAATCTGAAAATCATAATGGTTTATCTGAAAATTATAATGGTTTATCAGAACAAATGATACCAGTATATTGTGCTGAGACATCATATATGTTTGCAACTTCTACTAATAATTTTGGTGAAACCCCAATTATGGTAGGAGAAATCAGATATGGGGCTGACAAAACAGGAGATATGATAGGATTACTATCATTTGGATATAACGAAGAGACAAACAAAGGTAGTTTGTTTATGACCATATTAGAAAACAAAAGAACTTGTTTAATTGGATATGGATTAAATTGGATATTCTTCAATGATACTATAATGGGTAAAAAGATTCTTGATGAAGGTAATGAAAGTAAACAGTAGGGACCTCGGGGCAGTACCGAGTGGCTCCACCAGTTTTAAAATAGACCTATAAGGGGCCAAAATTAGGATTGACCGCTGACTAGAAATCGTGCTGGAGAGGATAGTCCAAAGACTTTAAACTAAACATAAAAGCAAACTTTAATGAGTATGCATTAGCAGCTTAAAACCCTGCTTGGGGTTTGCCAGTACCTCGCAACAGAAACTGGCTTATTGGGGAATTGGTGAAGCGGGATCACACTACCCTTGCACGGTAGAATCAAGAGTTCGATTCTCTTATTCTCCACCAATACTGGAAAGAATGTAGTATGATAGAAAAAGACAAAACCAAAACAAAGTACTTTGACGAAGAATGGCCAAAAGAGGAAGAAATACTAAGAATTAGTTATGAACATTCCAAAAGAATGAGGGCTGAGAGACTAAACAAAACACCAAGACAAGACCTACATGATGAGATACAGAAAAGAAATCCTGAAATAAAGAACTGATTGCTTGACAAGAGTATAAAAGTATAGTATAATAAACATATGATAATCACACCAAACAACTTTGCATTAATAGTAGAAGATATTGTTAAAACAAAAAGAATTTCTTATATAGACGCTGTAGTATTATATTGTGCAAACAATAATATAGATCCAGGAACTACAAAATCTATGATAAACAAAAACCTCAAAGAAAAGATAGCATATGAGGCACAAAATCTCAATATGTTAAAAGAGAAAACAGCTAAGTTGCCAATTTAGGAAAAGGAGAAAATGAATGGTTTTGAAGTATATAAAGTATATTTGGCAATCAAACTCCACTTCACTAGTAAAAATCAAAGTTATGACTTTCATAAACATAACGGCAGAACAACTGCAAGATTGGAAACATTTACTAAAAGAAGGGATAGATATTTTTTTCATAAGCTTAGTAAATCTTATAACGATAGGACTATTGTTGATTATTTTGTCAGTAACTTTGTTAGCAATACTAATCTATGGGTTGGTGATATCATTGGCAAATCTGGTGATGAAACCCACAAACAATGGAGTAAAAAATTAGAATCATTACAATATTATTATGAACAGGATATTGATTATATAATTGAAAGAATGACAAGTAAAGATATAGAATTTAATGATTTGTTTTTATCTACTGCAGGTCAACACCCACCAATAGTTAAAATATTTTTATCAAAAAGAATTAATTTTGAGACACTTGTTATACTGGAGGATATATTAAAGTTTTCTAAAAATTTATCATCAAATATTGCCGAAACAGTATTATGGCCTAAACTTAATGATAGAATGATTAGATACAAACCTTTCTTATCATATAATATTACAAAATTTAAAATGGCATTAAAGAATAAACTGAAAGATATATAAAATGACAGATCAAGCAGCAAGATTTACAGCAGAATCTATAATATTAGATTCCAATATTGAAATAAGAGAATTGAAACATCTTTTAATGGTCCGAGATGAAAAAATAAAAAGTTTAAAAAAACAACTTGAAGTACTTGACAAAAGCATCAAAAGATGTTATAATATAGTTAATGCAAAAGAATGAATAATTACATACAGATATATAAAAATGTTATTGATAATAGTTATTGTGATGAACTAGTAAATAAGTTTGAGAGCAACCCCAAACAACGGGAAACACACGAACAAGGTCCAATGTCATTTGCTCAAATTAATTTAAATTTAAACAAAGACTGGAATACTGATGTATATGAACTATCAAAAGTTTATACAAGATATCTTGAGCAGTACAAAAAAGATTGTGCTGTTACTAAAGAAATGTGGCCAGAACTATATTCTTTTGAACAAATCAGATTAAAACGATATCTACCTAATGATAAAGATCAATTTGGTCCTCATGTTGATTCATTAGATGTTGATTCAGCATTAAGATTTTTAGTATTCTTTATATATCTTGATGATAACGATAGGGGTGAAACGTCTTTTCCTCAATTAGGATTAGGGTCGCCTTGTACGAAAGGATCCTTATTAATGTTTCCTCCATTATGGCCTTGGTTACACGCTGGTGCTAAACCAGTAAAGAAGCCAAAATATATGGTAGGCAGTTATTTACATTATAGGAAAACAACTTGAAGTACTTGACAAAAGCATCAAAAGATGTTATAATATTTTGAAATAGCACTAAAAATAAAACCAAAGGAGATATGATGGCAGAAGAAAAGAGAGAAAAGGTAGTTGATTCTACAAAGAACAAAGTAACAATGTTACCAATTACCCTAGGCAGTTTAATTTTAAAATTTGAATTACCTCTTACGACTATTGATGCAATTAATAAATCGTATGATGAAAATTTAAGAAATCTAAGACCACACAATAAACAACTTGCTGGAAAAATTAAAGAAGAAAAATTAGTTACTGAATTACTAACGGAAGAAATGAAACAAACATTTCTTGTTTGTTTTGGACAATACCTTAAGCAGATTCAAAAACCTTTTTGGGGAGTTAGTCTAGCAAAGGCATGGATAAATGAAATGAGAGCTGGTGAATACAATCCTTTTCATTATCATGTAAGTGAATTAACTGATTTGGGATTATCTTCTGTATTAGTATTAAAAAGACCTACTACCTATGGTACAGAGTTTAGTAATGAAGATGACCAGACAAACGGATTTTTAGAGTTTGTTGGTGGTAATCAAGACCCACTTGGTCTATCACAATTTAGAGTAGATGCTCAAGTAGGAGATTTTTTCATATTTCCATATACCATGTTACATGGAGTTTATCCGTTTAGAGAAACAGATGAAGTAAGAAGAACATTATCTTACAACTGTGATTTGTTAAAACCAAAGATAATTGATTATGTATATCCTAATGGTCAAGAATCAAAAGATAAATTAGCTAAAGATGCTAAAGTTGAGCTTCTTCAAACCAATATACATTAAGAAGGTTAATAGATGAGTAAAGTATCATTAAAAGAACAATTAAATCCTTTAAATCTATTGAATCTATTACCTACAGTCTCACGAAAAATAAAAGAGTTAGAACATCTATTGAAAGTAGCAGAAGATAAAATTGTAATAAAAGATAACACAATAGCACATTTAAAGGAAATCAAAAGTGATGAATTTCTAATGGATAAAATAATAAAACTACAAGAAGAGATAGACACATTAAGAGGTTTAGTTGGAAATATTGATATTGAGAATCTTTCAAATGATTGAGAATCAGTTAAATAAAAATTACATTAGAGTGCTTGACAAAGTTACTCAAATGTGTTATAATATAGTTAATGCAAAAGAAAACTAATTACTTTCTTTTTATAGTGCAAGGAAGAGGCTTTCACCAGAGGGTCGAACTTGACAGTTTAGGGGTTGTTCCCAGGTTTGTAACTTTACCAGTTATAGATCACACTCTCGACAGAGAGAAACTGGTTGATGGCGTATAGGATGGAATCCGGTCGTTGTCTTGTGGGTAATTCCAAAGTCCCACCTATTATGCGTTATAAATAATAATGTCGATTAATACAGACACATACAAATACAATTATACATACAAGGAGATATAATATGAATACAAGTATTGCAGCGTTAAAACGCTCAAAATCAAATCTAGATACTCTAGTCAGCGAACTAAACAAAGTTGCTGAACCTCAAAAACAATCAAACTCATATGCTGATGATAGATTCTGGAAACCAGAATTAGATAAATCAGGTAATGGCTATGCTGTTTTTAGATTTCTACCAGCAGTTAAGAATGAAGATTTACCATGGTCAAGATTATGGTCTCATGCGTTTCAAGGACCAGGCGGTTGGTTTATTGAAAACAGTTTAACTACACTTAACAAAAAATGTCCTATTAGTGAATCTAACAGTTTACTATGGAACTCTGGCGTTGAGGCTGATAAAGAAATTGCAAGAAAAAGAAAAAGAAAATTATCTTATATTGCAAATATTTTAATTATTAGTGATTCTAAACATCCTGAAAATGAAGGTCAAATCAAACTATTTAAGTTCGGTAAGAAAATCTTTGATAAGATTACTGAAGCGATGAAACCTGAATTTGAAGATGAGAAACCTATCAACCCATTCGACTTCTGGGAAGGTGCAAACTTTAAACTGAAGATCAGAAAAGTTGATGGTTACTGGAATTATGATAAATCAGAATTTGATAGCTCATCACCTATTGCAGACAATGATGAAGCAATCGAACAAATTTGGGATAAACAACATCCCTTAAAACCATTTCTTGCACCTGAAAACTTTAAATCTTATGATGAGCTAAAAGCGAAACTAGATAAAGTTTTAAGTGGTGTAAGAAACACAGGAACTGCTGAAGATGTAATGGACCCACCAACATCACCAACAGTTAGTCAACCTGTAATACAAGAAACAGTAGATACAAGTTCAACTTCGGTTGCTAGTGTTGATGAAGATGATGATGATACGCTTGATTACTTCTCAAAATTAGCAGAAGAGAACTAATCTCTCCACCTGTTTCTCTATATGGGGGTTAGGTTATTCAAATCTAACCCCTTTTTAATATAAATAATACAATTATATAATGAAAGAGATTGAGATATCAAATCATATAAAGGAGAAAATTATATGGAAATTATAACTAAAGTAAAGTCTTGGGCATCAGCTCTAGCAGATGTAGGTGTTTCACTTATTGCTCTAGGCATTGTTCTTGAAGTCTTATTTAGTGGACAGACTGTGCCATTTTGGCCTAGTATATCTGTTATTAGTAATGTACAATCAATTATTGCAGGATTCTCTGCTCAAGGTTTAGTTGGTTTAGTTGCTGTTTGGGTACTATACTCAATCTACACTAAAAAATAATAACAAAAAATAATATCTAATAAGGGGGTCTTTAAGGCCCCTTTTTTTTAGCGTATAAATAGTTAAGTTATGGAATTATTCTTTGAAATATTAGTACAATTTGGTTTACCTGTAGCAGCGGCAGTTGTTATGGGAATTTTTATATACATCATTCTCAAATATATACTAGAATCTGTTATCGGTCAAGTTAATGGTATGCATGGTATTATTATGGGTTTAGATAATAGAATTAAAACAATGAATAATGATATGATTAAATTAGATTTACTTATATCTCACGCTCTTAATCTAAAACCAGATGAAGATAGAATATCAAGAGCTGATGGTAAAGTAGATGCGAGAAAAGATTAATGTCAATTATAGATATATTGAACCAGTATGGGTTCGCCACTCTAGCAGCAATTGCTATGGGGTATTTTATTTACTTCATTTACACTTTTACCACAACACAAATTAAAACAAAATTAAGTGAAATGTCAGGTGTGCTAATTGGTCTTATAGATAGAATACGAATGTTGGATAATGACCTTATTCGACTAAGATCCAAATTAAACACAGTTTTAGAACTAAAAGAAGCAGAGAAGAGACAAGATTCTAAGCGAAATACTAAATCTAACTAGTATTATATTATAAATATAAGTATGAAAGCACTATTTAATATAGTGTTAGTATCTTTTTTTTATGTGTTAGTGATTGGTGCTAACACCTCCATAGCAAGCGAAATTGTACATAATTTTAGTAATCCAGCGTTCAACGGAAATGGATATTCTTCTCATGTTTTGTCTATTGAGCAATTACAGTACAATAGAGAAAAGAATGTAAAAGATGACATTAAATCTGCTACAGCTGCGGCTGAAAGAGAAGAAAATAATACCACAATTTCAAAATTTATAAAAAATGTTGAGAGTAGAATTTATGCTAATTTATCTAAACAATTAGTTGATAATATGTTCGGCACAGAATGTAGTGGAACTTGTCCAACAAGTGGTACTGCCGATGTAGAGGGTTCCACCATATATTGGGTTAAGGATACAACAACAGATATTATTACATTAACAATTACTGATCCATCAGGTAATGTCACTACTATGTCAGTTCCTATAGGCGACTTTCAGTTTTAAGATTTAAAATGAACATTTACACAGGATTAAAACTTATAGGATTATTATTTATTTTGACGGGTTGTGCCGCAAGTGGTCAACACAATATTAAACATGGTGCTGAACCATATATTGAGGGAACAACAACAATTGGAAAATTGATAGAGATACCTGATTTAGATAATCAACCTGTAATAACAATTGCAGTTTATTCGTTTACGGATCAAACAGGACAAAGAAAACCTAGTCCTAACTTTTCGCAGTTATCAACAGCTGTAACACAAGGTCCTGATGTGTGGGTTATATCTGCTTTAAAAGCAGTTAGTGGTGGTGATTGGTTTAAAGTAGTAGAAAGAAAAGGTCTAGGTAATATAGTCAAAGAAAGACAATTAATTAGATCAACAAGAGAATTATATGATGGAGAAACACAAGCAAATAATACTTTAAAACCATTAGTCTTTGCAGGACTAATTATAGAGGGTGGTATTGTAGGTTATGATAGTAATGTTGCTAGTGGCGGTATTGGTGCAAGATATTTTGGTATAGGATTAAAAGAACAATATCGTACAGACCAAGTTACAGTATCTTTGAGATTAGTTGCTGTACAAACAGGAGAAATATTACTAACAGTTTCGGCAACAAAAACTATTGCAAGTTATAGTCAGGGTGGTGATGTTTTTAGATTTTTAGATATGGGTACAAGAGCGATAGAACTTGAAGCAGGAAATGCTACAAACGAACCAGTTAATTATGCTATACGAACAACAATAGAACACGCTATATTGCAAATGGTATATGAAGGTGTAAATAAAAAATTATGGAAAATGCAAGGCGTTAAGGAGATAAAATGAAGAGGAAAAATAAATGAAAACTATAACTAAATTAGTTATGTTTTTGATGATGTTTATAACGCCAATAATGGCAAATGAAATCTATGTAACCCAATCAGGAGCAACATTAACTTTTGATGTGTTACAAGATGGACAAAATAATACAATAGGTAATAGTACTACAGCTTCAACTATAATAGGTGCTACATCTAACTTTAACATTGACCAAGTTGGTAATACTAATGTAATAACTTTTGATATTAATGGAGCTAACTATACAGGTACTTTGAGTACAACTGGCGATAGTAACGATATTGATTTCAATTGTGATAGTAGTGGGTCTAACTCATCATGTGCTACCGTTACTGCTTCAATAGTTTGGGTTGGTTCTTCAAATGATTTAGATATAGACATTGGTGAAACAGCAGACGCTTCAGGTGCAACAGTAAATATAACTGGCGCTTCTGGAAGTGATTCAAATACTATTGCAACAACAATAGATGGTACTAGTGTAGTTTTAACTTTATCAGTTGATGGCGACACAAACAATTATCTCATTGACATTGACGGCGATGGTGATAGTATAGGTCATACTTACATACACACACATACAGGTTCGATTGCTGATGTTGATATTACACAATCAGGTATTTACGATAATATGATTACCTTAACAACAAGTGGCGATAACCACGATATTGATATAATACAGAGAGACTAATATGGATTGGATTTTACTTTTATTATACACAGGAATGATTACATATGCGGTTTACAAATTTTATAATTGGGTGTTTACTCTTAACCCTTACGATTTTACCCCTAAGTAGTTTTGCTTCCATTGGTGAAGTAACACTACATGAGGGTAGTGGTTTCATTGACAGAAAAGATGGCGACAAGGGTATAATAGTTGAAAAAGAGTTAGATATATTCTCTTATGATACTGTAAAAACAGGAAATGGTAAAGTTGCTATTGAGTTTATAGACGCTACCAGAGTTGATGTTACACAACATAGTAAACTTATCATAGATGAATTTGTATATGATCCTAACACCAAAACAGGTAAACTTTCATTAAAAGCAAGTCTTGGCACAGTACGATATGCTTCAGGACAAATTGCTAAAAATTCAGCAACAGATGTAAAGATAACAACACCGACAGCAACAATTGGTGTTCGTGGTACTGATTTTACAATGACGATAGATGAGATAGGTTCATCTACAATTATACTTTTACCAAGTTGTGACACAAATAATAATTGTTATGTTGGTGAGATTAGTGTAGAGTCCGATGCAGGTCAAGTTATACTCAATCAAGCATTTCAAGCTACAGTTGTTGATACTGTTTCAAGTCGACCTATGACACCTGTTATATTAGATTTAGATGAAGATATGATTAACAACCTATTGATTGTATCTAAACCTGCTGAGATAGAACAAATGCAAAACGAAGAAGGACTAAATGAAGTTGCAGATGCTTTAGATATTGACTTTTTACAATTTGATGATTTAGAAGTTGACCATCTAGAGGAAGATGAAAGTCAATTTTCAACAGGACTAGATATAGACTTTTTAGAACAAAACTTTTTAGCAGACATTCTAGAGCAAATCAACAAAGAATTAGCAAAGGCGATGAGGTCAGAGTTTGATAAACAAAAATCAACTGATGGTATCATACTAGGTAGAAATAAAGAAACTGGTGTCATTATATTAGATGAGGAACCCCAATGGGTTTGGTCAAGAGAGGCTGCAAGTGGTTCATATATTGAATTAAGATTAGACAAAGAATATGGTTATGTATTAAATATAATACAAGGTGAGTTTGTACAATACGATTTTGAGTTAGGAGGGCAGGACAATGAGATACTCATTAATCAAAGTCAGTAGCATACTGCTGTTGATTATGTTATTGGGCTCCAAAGCCATGGCAGATTTGACCTACAACACCTACCAAGGAACAGGTGCTACACCAAGTTTCCCAGGTAACGGTGGTAGTTTGTATTACGGCACAGTATTGAGTACAGGCACGGTGACCAGTTTGAATTACAATTGGGGCAGTGGCGTTGTATTAGACTCAGGCAGGAATGAAAGAGTGATAGTCAACTTCTATGGCTACATCACCATACCTGACACAGGTTCACAGGACATACAGTTCTATCTGTATGCTGATGACGGTGTGTACATGAAGATAGACGACACAGTTGTTATCAATGATTGGAATGAACAAGCCGCTGGCACGTGGAATTATGTTTCAACAGACCAAACACTCACAGGTGGACAAAC